AAATAACTCCCATACCGCCAAGACTCTTTGGTAAAAAGAGGTTCCTTGTATGAACGGTTTTCTTGTAAGTCGTCTGAGTACCAAGCCTTGCATTGGTTACTATTTTCTGTTTCTCACATAAGACTGCGCAATCACGTTTAATCGCATCTTTCTTTAAAAATAAGATATACTTTAACATCTCCGCCTGTCTACCAGGCAACGTGCCTTTTAATATAAGGTTGATATTACTAACATAATTAGGATTTTCACTAGGATCTATATTTGCCTTTTTACAAAGGTCAACAAATACTTTAGTATTCCATGTTGGATTGATTAGCTCAATTTCGTTCTCATCAACGGTGTCCTGACCTGTAAGAAGGTTAGAATCTTTTTGCATAACTTTATGCTGACCGAAGATAAGACCTACATTGAGAAAGTCAATCTGATATGGTGTATTCAAGTGATCTCGAATATTATAGTGAAAACTAACGGAATTTATGTTAGCATATGCTCTGTGATGGTAGGCCTTTCCTACTGACATTTTAAGTCCAACTTTGGCTGCTACTTCAATATGGCTATCCCACAAGCTTGCGGGCGCTGCATATAGCATATCATCTCCATTTATGAGAACATGTTCAAGCTTTTGATCAAAAGACATGAACTTATTATGTTCTTCCATAACAGAGAGGTACACTCCTAGATTAGCTAGGCAAAGTATTGGAAAGCTCAAAATCGAACCCATTAACTGTCCGGTTCGCATCACACCACGTTCTATTTTCTTACCAGTGGTAGCATCTGGATAATGAAGGTTATGCGGCCCTAAGACCTGCATAGCTATTTTACGATCTCGCTCAGGTAAGAGAGCGATTAAGTATCTAAAAATTCGGCCACTATACTTCCAGCTTAAACCGTCAGTGGCACCCGAGTAATCTACGCTAAACCATTCATCATCGTAATTAGCATGTTTCTTTAAATCGATTAAATCTGTAGGAGATAAAGTTCTTCCTATTAATCGGAAACATGGCATATCACGCATTGCTGAATGTAGAGCCTTCTGATAAGGCTTCATAATATAGTAAGGTAGACTCTCTCCTTTACTGATTACACGAATTTTTAAGGGTTCAAGTACACCCTGGATCGTAGCATTAAGTACTTTTTCATTATCAAAATCCTGATAAGCTTTTTTTAAAGTATCACCCCAGTTATAGTCTGGGTGAAAGCGATTTTCAACGCAGGTTCCATAGTATATTTCTTTTCCTTTATAAAGAATTCCTTTCCAAATCATACTATGGAGTTCATCAGTAGGTTCCCAAGAACCAATACGTATCATTTTTGAACTTATACAAATTTCTTCTTCCGTCTCCCACTCGTCATCGTATGCGAGTGTGCTCCTTCCATTAGGGGAGTCAGAGGCGAGCAATACCTTTTTAGTACAGGTAATGAATTTGTTAATGAAGTTACTATCAGTATAATCGAATTCCTCTAATCCACAGATTTCACGCAAAGTAGCCTGTTGACCACCTTTGCTTCTTGTATTTTCAAAAGAAGCTGAAGTACT